GGTCTAATCGATGGTGTGAAATACATCAAGGCTAACTCGGGTCTAAACGCAGAGTTTATTCTTTGCTCCGCTGACTCTTACAAATACTTCATGAAGATTGCCGACTCTGCTGGCCGTCCAATCGTGAACGTAAACAACGACGGTTCAAACACCTTTGCTACTGCCAACAACGACCTAACTGGTTCAATCTGGGGCATTCCAGTAGTTGTAGACCCAACTCTTGGAACTGGCTTGGCTTACCTAGCCAACTCACGTGCGCTTCTAACTATGGAAGCAAACGGATCAGGCACCAGGTTGACTTCGCAGGACGTGAGCACGCTCACTGACACCTTGTCGCTTTATGGGTTTGCAGCAATCGCTGTTCCATTTGAGTCGGCAATTGTCAAGCTAGACGTAACCGCTTAGTCTGACAAATGGCTGTTACGGTAGAAGAGTTTCGTGCTTACATCGGCACTGACGAAACAAGTGATTTTGTTTCAGAGTGTTTGACTGCTGGGCATGCATTAGTTACAAAGTTTATTGGAGACGCAACGGTTCCGACCACTGTGCACGATAACGCTGTGCTAATGGCTTCAAGCGAACTCTTCTACCGTCGCCAGTCGCCACAAGGCGTAACACAATTCGCTGCAATGGATGGCAGTGCTATTCGAGCGGCTAAGGATCCTATGAACGCCGCCAGAGAAGTCTTACGGCCTTACACTGGCTTCGGGTGTTAAATGCCTGTAAACGAGATCACTGCGTCTAGAGCAGAATACGCTCTTGCACTCACTGCACTCGGCTTGAAAGTATCGTCATACATTCCTGAACGAATTGTGCCGCCAACCGTTGTAATGTCTCCAGGAGCACCATACCTAGAGCCTGTGTTACTCGATAACGATTACCTAATGCGCTTAGAACTTATGGTGATTGCAGCTCACGCTGTAAACGCTAAAGCTTCTGAAATGTTAGATAAAGCAATCGAAACCATTCTCAACGGTAATCCTGCCTACGTCCGAATAGGTTCAGTAGGCCAACCCTATGCTTTACAAACTAATAACGCAGAGTTCCTTGCAGCCAACGTGTCTGTTGATCTCCGCATAACTATCTAAGGACAATAAAATGGCAATCGCTATTCCACGTGTTATTGCACGTAACATTGTGTTCAAAATTGGTGCAGTTTCATACATGCCAGAACTGAACAACGTAGAACTTTCTTGGGGAGACGCTCCTGGTGGCATTCAAACCTTCTCAGAAGTAGCACCAAACCAAGAAGCCGCTCTCCGTCTAGCAGGTTACATGTCAAACGACTCAGACTCCCTATATCGTTTGCTATGGACTTCCTACGGTTCAGAAGCAACCTTCACCATTACACCTGGTGGCGGCACTGAAGGAACTGATAACCCTTCTTACACTGGAACCGTTATCTTCAACCAGTTACCACCACTGACACTAATCTCAGACGAAGACGTCGCTTTTGAAGTTACTCTCCGAGTTAAAAACACTGGCCTAGACGTAGCGTCGAAACTGTTCTATGGCGTAACTATTGACACCACTGCCTAAAAATGGCGTCAGGTAAATCCCGAGAAACCCTGAGAATCCCTAATCTGGCTAAATACCAGAAGGCTCTCAGGGACTTGGGTGCTACCAACAAGGAAATGCAAGAAGCTTCATACGAAGCAGGACTCATAACTGCAAGATCAGTTCAAGCCTTTATTCCAGTAAAAACTGGCAAACTGCGCAGAACTGTAAAAGCAGGTAAAGCAGGCACTAAAGTAGTTGTAACTATCGGAAACAACACTACTGCCAAATACGCAGGCCCTGTGAACTATGGTTGGCGAGACCAGAACATCAAAGGCCGCTACTATTTACAGCGAGCAATCCGCAACACAAGACAAAGAGTCTTGGACACATACTTGGACGCTTTACAACGTCTAATAAACAAATACGAAAGAAAAGGAAACTAATGGTAAACAACGTAAAAGTGAACATCGAAGAGATGAAACTGTCGGAGCAGGAAGAGTTCGAGCTTCTATCTGGTTGCTCTCTAATGGATCTAAGTAAAAAGGGTTTGACTGGCCGCAGACTTGCTGCGCTTATTTTTATCTTTGCTAGGCGTGAAGACCCAAACGTTTCTTTTGAAGAGTGCCTGGCACTGAACATGTCTGAAGCCACAGGAATGCTGGTTGACACTGACCCAAAAGACAAAGACAACTAAATAACATGGCTCGGTTCTGTTTGGCCACAAACATGAGTCCTGCCGATTATAAAAACTTGACGTTTGGCGAACTCCAAGCGTTTCTAACAGCATTAGAAGAAAGACGTAACTAATGACTTCCCAGATCAAAGCAGAACTTCTGATAAACATGGCCGACTGGCAGGCTGGTTTGAAGAAGGCTTCTAAGCAAATGGAAGGTTTTGGTAAGTCTGTCAAAACTATTTCAAATGGTGTGAAGGCTGCTTGGGCTGGTGTTGCTGCTCTTGGTGTGGGTGCTGTTTATGACGCAATGGTTGATGTTACTAAAGCGGCGGCAGAAGAAATGCAGACCACTGCACTGCTTAATAAGACTTTAGAAAAAAACTGGCAAGCCACAGACGAGCAAAAGAAATCAGTGGACGCATATATAAATTCTTTAGGTGCTATGACTGGGATTATGGACGACCAGCTCAAAAGAGCATATTCCACCGTAGCGAGACAAACGAAGAGTCAAACTAAAGCCAATAAAATGCTGGCACTATCTGCTGACATTGCTGCTGATAAAAACATTTCTATTGAAAAGGCGTCCAAGCTTGTTTCAAAAGCAATGGCAGGCAATCAAAAGGCTTTTGACAAACTTTATCCATCTGCAAGCAAGTATGGAGACGCCATTGGTTACATGACCAAGCAGACTTCAGGCATGGCTGAGTTGGCTGGTAAAAATAACCCATTTGCAAGAATTGACTTTATTATCAACGAGTTCAAGGAAAAGGTTGGCATGGCCTTCCTTCCTGTCGCTGAGAACGTCGCAGAGTGGCTTGCAGGCCCAGAAGCACAAAAGGCAATGGAAGACATTGCTAAACAAGTTTCAGACGCTTTTGCTTGGCTAACTTCCCCTAAAGGTAAAGCACAAATGAAGGAGTGGATGGATAAGTTTATGCTGCTTATAAAGTCGGCTATGGACTTAGCAATGGTTGTGGCCGATCTTATTGGCGGAGATGAGAAAAAATCTCAAGCGCTTACTGCTGCTTTGAATACTAGGGAAGGAAGCGCTGCTTTTAACTTTCTTGGCGGCGGCCCTACAGGAAAATTTGCTTATTCATCTGCTGAATCTTTAGCTAAATCTGGTGGCAATATGAGCGCCCAGCCGATTTACATTTCCATTGACCCGATTGACGGCAAAATCTCCAGAATGCTAAAGCAAGAAGCGAGACTCAAAGGCGTTTCACTAAGACAGATGTTATCGCAATAATGGCTACCAAATCCAGAACTTATCTTCCAACTGACTGGCAACTGTGGACTTACGCACCAGTATCAGGAAAATTTCGTTTAGATTTTTCCACGCTCGGCGGCTCAGACGTGCTTGGTGGTGCAACTGATTTAGGAACCATTGAAGTCCTAGACCTGGACATAAACTCGATAACCCTTGACGATGGTGCACAACCAGATCAAGGAGTCTTTTTCAACTTCACACCAGCAACCATGTCGCTCTCTGCTCAACTAATCAACTGGTCTGACACGATTGTTCAAGAGCTTTACAACGGTAAACAAGTTTTTCTGACACTAAAAAACGAAGCAACAAATTTGCATGCCACATTCGGAAAAAACACTGTTTTCTTTATTGGTCAAATTTCAGGCTTAGACATAAATGTTGACCCAGTAAACCGAGTAACTAATCTCACTGTGAATGCAGTAGACATTGCAGGTGCGGCAGTAAACACTCCCATTTCCATCACCAAAGGAGTTTCAAAAGGTTACGCCATACAGCAGGGCTTCTTGGCTGCACAATCTGCTGGGAACATTTCGCCTTACTTTGACTTCGACCTGTTTGCTATTTTGGGAACAAGCTGGGAATTTACTGGAACATACGTTACAACTTTTGGCGAACTAATGTCCGAATACATCCAGGCAGAAGTCGCTCAACAAACAAACAAATTTGAACAAATAAACACCGCAGGAAACGTAACATTCACTCGGTCAATCTTTGGCGCAACCATTTCGGCTAACTCACTCGGTGGCAGACTAATACCTGACGCCATGATTAGTAACATCGTTATTGCACAAGACGGAGCAAACGCACCCACAGCCTACGAACTTTCTAACACGTCTGGAAGTTACTCATACGGATCTAACAGCGCTAGTGTGCTCACAAACCCAACAATTTACACAGGAACCCTAGACGTGCCAACAACTTCACTGCAAACAATCGCAAACAAAATAAGCGAATTCACGCAGAAAATCCAACCAGTCGAAGTAACTGTCAAAACTGCAACAACCTACCAGTCTCTAACGTTTGATAACTCTGTCTATGGTGCAGGCTCTGACTACTTTTATCCGCTTTACCATTATAAAAACGGAGAAGAAGTCAAAACAACACCAGCATTCACTGGTGGAACTTACTACCACACAATAGTGGGCACATCGCACACAATCACGCCAGACGACTGGCAGACAACCTATCAACTATGGAAAGGCCTATAAATGTCAGGCAGATTCACATTCACAGCAGGCAACACACTCACAGCAGCTCAACTAAACACAAACGTGATGGACGGAATTCCATACAAGATAATCTGCGGACAAGTTGCTGTTACAGGCTCGCTTGCTGTTACTTTCCCGTCTGCGTTTGTTACAGGTGTTGTGCCAACAATCACTGCTAACGTCGCTTCAAGCACTAACACCAGAACAAGCGTAACTTTCAACACTCCAACCGCTACTGCTGTAACCTTCTACGTTTGGACAGGCACCACTGCTGCAACAGCCGCAGGAACTGTTCATTACACTGCAATCCAAATGACTTCTACCACAGGAACAGGAAACTCATAAAAATGGCTCGTATCGTGAAACTTACTTGTGAGACTAATAAATGCCAAAACAAAGGTTTAGTGATTGACGTCGAAACTGACGCAACCCAATACATGTGCGGCGCTTGCTTGACTCTAATCACTAACGCAGAAGAAGTAACTGATGGATCAACCGAAGAGACCGTCTAGCCAAACTGCTCTGCTGCTTCAACTGGTTCAGGACGTAGCAGACATAAAGGCTGGTATTACATCAGTTGCAGACCATGAGACTCGTATTCGTGAGCTTGAGAAGGCTCGCTGGTCAAGTGCCTGGCTAACTGGACTTTTATCCGCAGGAGTTTCTTCTGTATTTGTCGCAATCATTCTGAACACGTTAGGAAAATAATGGCAACCGCTAGACAAGTAATCAACGAAGCCGTCAAACACATCGGCTACACCGAAACAGGCAACAACCTAAACATGTTCGGCAAATGGTATGGCATGAATGGTGCAGCATGGTGTGCCATGTTTGTTTCTTATTGCATGAATAAGGCTGGTGCTGGTGCACTAATCAAGGGAGCGCAAACCGCTAAAGGTTCTGCACAAGTTTCTGCTTTTGTTCGACACGCTCAGAAAAAGAAGTGGGCAAAGATTGCACCAAGCAAAGCAACCACAGGCGACATTGTAATCTTTGACTTTCCTGGTGGTTATGAAACTGACCACGTTGGCTTCATCCGTAAGCCATCAGGTAAAGGGGTTATCTACACCATTGAAGGAAACACTTCTGGTGGTGCTGGTAGCCAGTCCAACGGTGGTGGCGTTTACAAGCGAGACCGCTCTTTTGGTGTTGTGCATTCAATTTGGCGGCCACCATACGACCAGCCAGCAGTCAAGACCGCAGAAACTGCTCCAGAAACCCCTGTAACGCCTGCACAAGCCACTGAAATGCCTGCGGCAGACATACTAGCCTTTCAAGTCAAGAAAGGGCTCCCACAGACTGGAATCCTTGACGAAGCAACCAAAGAGAGAATGAAGAAATGAACAAACACATCAAGCGTGTTCTAAGAGTGTTGGCGTTTGCCATCGGCTCGGGAATCGTATTTATTGCCGCAGGATCAGTTGGCGGAATGTCTCCGTTTGACGCAGCTCTTATTGGTGCCACTGGTGCCATTATGGTCATTGCTGTTGCCATCCTGTTTGAGTATGCAGGTAAAGGCCAAGTAACGGACGAAGCCTTTGACGAAGCAATCAACACTGGAATCCAAAAAGTGAAAGCGGACACAGATAAAAAGAAGTAATTCGCATAATGTCTAAATAGTTTGATACAATCCGTTTAGCAGGTTCTCCGACCTGTTAGAAGGGAAGCCAGTAAGTCCCCTTCCACTTACTGGCTTTTCCTTTCTCCACGCAAATAGAAAAGGAATCACATGGCATTCAATCTTGCCGATTATCAGACTGTCCAAGATAGAACGGAAATCTTTTGGCGGTTGTATCCTTCGGGACGCATTTTCAACGACATTGTCCTAACCAACGAAAAGGAAATAATCATAAAGTGTTCAGTCTGGAAAGACGCCAACCAGCAACTTCCAGACGTAACTGACTTCGCACATGAATACGTTGGTAAGACTGGTATAGGAGCAACGTCTTGGGTTGAATTGTGTTCCACGAGCGCCACAGGCCGAGCACTTAGTCTTCTTGCTGGTGAACTTTCTCCGTCTAAGAAGCGTGCAAGCCAAACTGAAATGCAGAAGGCTGCTAGATCTCGTGATTGGATTGCTGAATCTAATACTTCAGGCGACTTAGAAACTTTGCGAAATCTTTTGAATGAAGCAAAATCTGTTGGAGCTGACCAAGAAATTATTGAAGCAATTACTGCTCGGGGTATTTGGCTTAAAGAGAATTCCCCTATCGGAAAGGAAGAAACGACAGGGGAACAGCCAGTTGGCTCGACTACCGCAAAATAGTCGTCTAAGGAGAATCTTAGCGTGAAAACAATAGGATCTTTGTTCAGTGGCTATGGCGGTTTAGACTTAGCAGTTACCGCTGTTACTGGTGCGCAAGTTGTTTGGCATTGTGAGTGGGATGAAGCTCCTTCAAAAATTTTGGAGAAAAACTTCCCAAACGTGCCAAATTATCGAGATGTTACAAAAGTGGACTTTGGCGAAGTGCCACAAGTTGACATTCTAACTGGTGGGTTTCCCTGCCAAGATTTATCGCTTGCAGGCAAACGTGCAGGCTTAAAGGAAGGAACAAGAAGTGGACTCTGGAGCGAATTCGCAAGAGCAATTGAAACAATTAGACCTAAACTTGTCGTTATCGAAAATGTTCGGGGATTACTCAGTGCGGAAGCACATAGCGACATGGAACACTGCACGTGGTGTGTGGGAGACGGAACAGGTGAGCCTTCTCTGCGAGCACTTGGCGCTGTTCTCGGAGACTTGGCCGACATCGGGTATGACGCAAAATGGACAGGCGTTCGAGCTTCCGACGCAGGCGCAGCACATAACCGCTTCAGAATCTTCATCATTGCCTACCCCAACCGTTAGCGACCAATACACTGCTAACTTGTCAAGCACTCAGCAAAAGCCTGGCAGTATGCACTCAGTTACTTTGGCCCAAGTGGTGAACCGCCCAGATCTAATGCCAACGCCAACTGTTGGCCATTTGAGAAACCATGATGAAGATATTGAAGGCTACTTGCAAAGGAGAAAAGATTTTGAAGAAGGAAAAACAAAGGGAATGCCTGGTGCTTCTTTAGGTGTGGCTATTCGCATGGAAATGTTGCCTACTCCTGTAGCTTCTGAAGGCACTAAAGCACCTAGTCAGCAGACTCTAGAGACAAAGTCTCAAACTGGGCAGGTTTGGTTGTCTAATGCTGCAAAAGACATGGAATTGTCTTGGGGTAGGTTTGAGCCAGCAATTAGACGCTGGGAAGAAGTTATGGGAAGACCTGCACCACCAGCAACTAATCCAGATGGTAAAGATGGAAACAATCGCCTTAGTTCACGCTTTACTGAGTGGCTTATGGGTTTGCCTGATGGCTGGGTTACTGATGTAGGTTTGACTAGAAACGAAGAGTTAAGAGCTTGTGGTAATGGTGTTGTTCCACAGCAGGCAGAGTTGGCACTAACGCAATTATTGAAAGGTATAGATTTATGAGCACGATTGAAATGACAGCAGTTTTACACCACTCGAAGGCTGTGGGCACTTCTAAACTTGTTTTACTTGGAATTGCTTACCACATGGGAAAAGATGGCTTGAACGGTTGTTGGCCGTCTCAGGGCACTTTGGCTGAGTATGCAAACGTATCTACCAGGCAAGTGCGCCGAGCTATTGACAACTTAGTCAAATTAGGCGAGTTAGAAGTCTTGGTGCATGGTGCATGGCAGAAGGGTTCACTTGCTCAAACTAATGTTTATTATCTTGCTAATTTGTGTCCTGAGTCGTGCGATGGATCTCTGAATCATCGTCTTTCGGTGCGGACATTCAAGGTAGCAAGTGCGGACGTCTATGGCACATAGTGCGGACACTGAAGGCACTAAGTGCGGACGTGTATGTCCTATAAACTATAAAGAGAACTATAAATGAACTCTAAAGAATATACTTCTTAGGGAAATCAACAGAAAAGGAAACAAATAAAATGGC